TGCCCAGCCAGGTCCGTCTCGGGATGTTGCCGCGACCGAACTGGTGGGTGGCGCCATAGGGCCGATCCGTGCCGAACTCCAAGCCGTTCGGGCCAGCGTTGTACCGCAGCGTGCTTGCCAGGATGCCCTCCAAGACGAGAACCTTGTCCCGATTCCTCTTCTTGCGGGTGGCGTACTCAGGCGACAGCTTTTCCCACGGTCGGCCCTGCGGGTCCGTTTGGTCCTGGAAGCGTCTGCTATGTGAATTCAGCATCAGTTCGCCGATGTCACGCATCAACGGTTCGACATTGCCGCCCATGAGGCCCAGCGCGCGGCGCAGCGCCGTCGATGCCAAGTAGTGGTCGAACTCGATCCCGATCTTGGCGCCTGCCATGCTATTCTCCGATCACGGCGTCAGGAACAGGGCTGCGCACCCATTTAAATCTGACGATTAGCGGCCCCTGCGCAGAGGGGCAAGGCTCTCTCCTCACGATCTCCCCCACACCAGCTGCCCGCGTCGTTGACGCTGTGCGTAGCCCAGATCGGCCGGGATGATCGTCCAGGCTTCCAGTTCCCCGCCGACCGCGTTGGCCACTACCAGCAGCGCACGCTCGCGATCGAGCGCGAACGCCTTAACGACGCGCACTCGCATCACGACCCTGTCTGTGCCCTTGTGCTTTTCGAATGCAGCCCACACCTCGAACGGATCGGACAAGGTCTCTTCCAGCAACGGCAGGTACGAGGCGCGGCCCAGCTGCGTTAGATGTTCAGCGAGCTGATCGGCGCGCACCGTGATCGGAACCCCCTTCACGTCGTAGGTCCGCTGATCCACGCCGCCGATGGCCTCGCGCACGCGCTGACGCATGTCGTCGGGCGAAGCCGCCGGCTGCGTAGTCGATGCCACAGCTTCGTCGAGCGGTATCCGAGCAGGTCGCGCGAAGTCCTTCCAGGTCTTCGGCGTCAACGACTCCCAGGCTTCTGCGCCTTGATCACGCCAGGCCTGCATTGCGTCGCTCGTCAACGACCTGCCTTGCGCAGCCTCCCCGATGTTGAACCCGAAGCCGGGATCAATACCCTTCGGGACCCGCACTGTACGCGGACTCGGACCTCGGACGCCGACCGTGCGCTCCTCCAGCTCGATGGGCGGCGCGGTATCCGGGCCATCCTTACCCAGCTTCAGCAGGTCGCGTTCGGACAACGATTCCACGCGGCACTGGCAGCCCCAACCGTTAGGCGGGTAATGCGTTGACCAGAACGGATCGTCATGGCGCAGCACCATATTGTTCCACCCCAGATGCTCCTCACGCGGATCAAGCACCCAGGGGCTGTGTTTGTAGCGCCAGTACGGCCGTGTACGTGTGACCTGCTGTAGCTGAGCATAACGGCCGGCCATGTAACTGCTGTTCAGATTGGTTTCATAGATGACGCGCGTGCGCCAGTTTCGGCCGCCGTTGTAGACCCAACCGGTGCGAGCGACGATCTCATCGAATTCCTTGCGGAACTGCTGCATCGTGCCGCCGCCTGCAATAGCCTTCTCTACGGCGGCTCGAAGGTCTTTGAGCAGGTCCTCTCGCATGGCGCCCGCCACGACAAAAGCACGGGCATGCTGGCCATCGAAGATGTCCGTCCAGGATGCGGTGCGCAAATTGATCTTCTGGCGGAAGAAGTCGGTCTGCTCCTGAAAGGGCAGTGAACCGTATTTGACGCTGCCGGCCATATCAGCGCGCCAAGCCAGCTTGTTCCAGGATATCGTACCGCCCCGCCAGCTCGGCGGCGGACATCGCCGTCGCCATCAGGCCCGTGAACTGGCCGACAGGCATCTGCGGATACGCCTCAATCAGTCTGTCCCGCAGTTCCTCCAGCGTCTCCACCTGGTCAAGCAGACCACGCACTGATTGCAGCCATGCCTCCATCGGCGCATCTGCGAGCTGAGACAACAGCTGCGTCTGGGCCGAGACAGCGTCCTGCGGCTTCGGCGGCGACTGCTGACTGTTTTCTGCGACCAGCTTCCCGGCATCAGGCGGAAGTGGGACTTGAACGCTGAGCAGCTCGTCGCCTTCTTCCGGGTCGGACCAGCCGAACTTCGCACGCACCTCCGACTGCTTAACCTTCAGGCCAACCGGCACCAGCGTGCCGAGCGATTCGCTCAGTTGCTTCAGATCCTCCGGCTCGTCAATGTACAGCTCGACGCGCGGATACTTCTCCTGCAGGCCGAAATTGAAGTCGATGAACGGCTTGACGAGATCGCGGTTCAGCGTCTTCGACAGCTGCCGCGCATCGTGCTTCTGGATGTCCGATCGCACTTCGTTGTGGACGTTCGCTTGCCCGCTGCCCATACCAGACGACTGTGCGTCCGTCGTCATCGTTTGGCCGAGTACGCACTTGGATATCTGCCGATCTAGGTACTCGCAGAGCAGCTTGAACAGCTCGCCGCCTCCGGCTGTCGCCGATGCTTCGATGAACTCGATCTTCATGCCTTCCGGCAGGATCGCTGCGGCGTCCGTTCCCATCGACGCGACCGCTAGGCGCAGTATCGCCACGTCATCCTTCGACGCGCCTGCCCCATACCGTCCGAGTCGCAGCGGCATGCCGAAAACCTCGGCAAATGCCAGCCAGTCCTTGAGCGCATAAGCCTTGCACAGCCAGGCAAACGCGGCCATGCGTGCCAAGCCGGAGCGAATCGGCAGGCCCGCCTTGATCCTCGGGAAGTGCGTGAGGAATCGATAAGGCTTCAGAGCGACGCCGTTGACCAGGTCTGACTCGTCGCGCAGGCGCAGCTCCCGGCCCGTCACGCGATCGAACTGGAACCAGCGCGGATCGCGGTGAACGAACTCAACCGGTGTCCAGCGCTTTCCCGCAGTAGACCAAGCGAACTCAACAACGGAATAGCTCTTGCCGATGCCGTCGAGCAAATCGTCGAGCTGATCCTCGACGTTTGGCGTATCAAGCAGCGTTCGTACGTGCTCAGCAAGTTCCAGATCGCCGGAGTGTTGACTGGCCGCATGGACCTTCAGCTGCAGTCCACTAACTGCGCGTTTGCGTTGGGACAGCACGCCCCCGTAGTGCCACTCCCTCTCCTCCATATCTTCGGCGAGCGTGAGATAGTCGTCAGCGTTGCCATCGGCCGCCGACTGCAGGATCGCCGCCAAACGCTCAGGCGTCATGCCTCCAGCAATGCTTTGCTGCCAGACCTGGCGGACACCCGTCATGGATGGCGCCGCGATTTCCTTCGTCAGGTCGTCCTTGCGTAGGGGTCGGCCATCGGGGCCGAGAATGCGGATTGCGTCGCCCATGATCAGGGTGCTCCAGAGCGACCACGCCAGCCGCCGCCGTTGCCGATTCGGCGTACGTCGTCGTCATGGCTGGGCCGCATGGGGTTGGTGGTTTTGCCGCCGACAGGCCGTACGGCCTCGTAGGCATAGGTTTGGTACGGGGTGGACGCGGCGTTGATGCCGAGAAAGATCGACCAGGCGCGGTCGGCGTGACTGCCGCTCTCGCGATCGGCCGTGAAGCGGATCGTGCCGCCGTCGGTCTGGCTGCGCTGGATGGAGTGCAGATCGCCGCGCAGCAGGCGGTCGCCTTCATGGAGACGGATGCGCCGATCCTCGAAGCGCTGCTTCGCCTGTGTCGCCAGCAACTGCTTATTGCCGTTGGTGAACAGGATGCCCTGCACTCGCGTCTCGCCGTAACGGCGCTTCGCGTCCTCTACCGGCTTTTCACCCATCCCGGTTTGGTCCATGTCGAGGCGCACAACGCGGTAGCGCCGCACCATCTGGTCCAGCAGTTGATCCTGCTCGGCGAACTTGATGCCCTTGCGCACGATCATCTCGCGTTCCCACAGCACATCGCCGACCTCCTCGAAGGCCGTAGCAACGAACAAATCCTTTCGTGCTGCGATGTCAATGCCGAGATACGCCGGGCCTCCCGTGTACAGCTCGGGCTTTCCGGCCAATTCGTGTTCCACGGCATTGATCAGTTCATAGGGCAGCCAGGCGTGGGCCTCGTCAATGAAATCGCACTCGTATTCTTGCTTCCACAGGTCTTCGTCCGACAAGCCCTCGCGCAGCTCGTCGATGTTACGGGGCAGACCATCGGCAACCGCCTCGTGGATGGTGACCACGTGACGACTCCAGCCCTTCGCGGTGGTCGCCAACTCGTAGAACTTATTCCCTTTGCCGTTCGGCGTGCTGGTGACGATCAGTCGGAAGCCATTGCTGATAACCGGGAACAACGCGGCCCAGATAGCGCGGCTATCAGCGTGGAACGCGAACTCATCCAGGAACACATTGGCGGAGAATCCTCGCGCTGTGTCCGCATTCGCGGGTAGTCCGATGATACGGGTGCCACCGGGCAGCACCACCTCCAGCATCTTGTACTCAGTGTCATCACTGCCCTTGAACGATCCTTCCAGTTCCTCGATCGCTAGGTTGTATGCCCGGCAGTGCATCTTGACCGCCTCCATCGCCTCACGGCTCTGGCGCTCGCCGCGCGAAAGGATCACCCACTTAGTGCGTCGGCCACGTGCGATGTGCTCAAAACAGTCGTCAACGATGTCGAGTGTCGTGGTGAAGGTCTTGCCGGTCTGGCGCGACCAGCGGCCCAGCTTGAAACGGCTCTTATCCTGCAGCCACCGCTTCTGGTAGCCATACAAGGGGACTGCGGCTTTCATCGCCATAGATCACCCTGTCAGCCCGTAGATTTCTTCGCGCACCCGCTTGAGTGTGGCCTCGTCGAATGCGCCCGACTCGGCGCTGTCCTCCATCTCGGAGAGCTTGCGATCAACCTCGGCGAGGTACGCGGCGCGCAGTTCCTGTTCGCGTTTGAGGTCCTGGCGGGCAGCCGTCTCGATGCGCTGCATCACCAGGGCGAGCGTGGACAACTCCTTCGGGCCAGCCTCGATCTTTCCCTCGACGATGTCATGCGTGACTTCAAACGACAGCATCCGCAGCAGCTCAAGCACGCCCTTGGCTGTCTCGCTCTGTGGATCTCGGCCGAGTTTGTCCGCCCACACCTGGGCGACCTCACGCGACTGACGCATGCGCTCGCCGATCTTCTCGACACTCTGTGCGTAGCGGCCCAGCGCCGTACGACTGGGATGCTGCTTGCCAGGGAACCGCTCGCGCAATGCAGTCTTGATCTCGTCCAGAGTGTAGCCACCGTCGGCAATAAGCGAGTCGATCAGCTCGCGGACCTCCGGATCAGCCTTGCGGACGCTGGACTTTCGGGCCATTTCAGAATGGCCCCGGCTTTTTGATGCCCGGAACCGTTGCTCGGCCCTGTGCGACATCCAAGCCGCGAGAGGTGAGCTTCCCGACGACAACGCTGGCCACATGCTCGGTTGTCACCAGACCCTGCTCAGCCAGCCAAGCCAGATCGGTGTGGATCAGATCCCGCGAGACGTCATGGCCGAAAGTGGCGACCGCTGCCTGCAAGATGCTGCTATTCGCCCCGTAGCCCTGCGCTTCCGCGAGGATGCGCAGGATCACCAGGCGACGGTCTT